AAACAAAAACAAATATAAAATTTTTATTGATATTGCTTTAAGAAGATAAGAAGTAAATGCGATTGCCATTCACAAACGGCAAAAAATTGAAACACGTGGCTAGACAAACCAACAGTCGGCAACAGCGAGCAACATACTGACTCCTGTATAAGACCTATTCTAAATTCTTTCAAGCCTTCACTGAGCGCAGTGAACACGTAAGTTAAACAAAATGTCCCGCTTCAATCTCACTGCTGATGCTCCTGCATTTGTTCCCTCGGCTGCAACACTGGCTGCAGTTGCAGCTGCGCCAGTGGACACCACAGACCAATCATCTGTGCCACTGGCGTTGGCTGACGCCACGAAGACGCTGACGATTGACACAAAGACGCAGGCGGGCGACGGCAAGCGCACGTTGACGATGCGCCCTATGGCGGGTGCTCGCACGGAGAAGCTGGCGCAGCCCTTTGACAACATCGGCACTGTCTACCACGGCTACGACCACTGTCCTGAAGCCGATAGCATCGACGAGGACGAGGCGGCGGTTGGCTGCCACGACAACGACTACCGCATCAAGAGCATCCAGCGCTCCATCATCGGTGTGGCGGACAAGGACGTCGGCGACTTCCCCAAGAACATCCAGGAGTACTACTGGATCAATGATGGCAAGAACGATGAGTACCCGTGGTATGTCCTTGGCGGTCTCGGCAATGGCGTCTACTTCTACTTCGCCGCCAGCTGCGGCTTTAGTGGCTTCGACTGCACGGGCAGCATGCACCTCTACGCCGCGGATGACCTGCAGACGCTCTATGACCATGGCATGGACGGCGCGGCTCGTCTGCGCTTCGCCTCCTGCTTTGACAAGGGCACGCGCGAGAAGCTGAAGGCGGATGCTGCAGCCGCGTATGCCGCACGCCAGAAGACTGTCCAGACACAGAAGAAGGCTGCTGCGGAGCGTGCAGCAGCCTGGCAGGCGCGCAAAGCAGTTGCTGGGCGAATTGGAACGCCTGCACAGCCTGCTGGCGGCGCGGGCGCTGCACGCATTGCCCGCGGTCCCCCTGTCTCCAAGAAGTAAGCTGTAGCTAGCCTTCTTCAAAAATAAAAAAAAACAAAAAATTTTTTGATTAATTGTTCATCAAAATTGAAAATATTGTTATAGATTAGTTTAAGTACCAAGCCATATATATTACAAATGAGTCTCTTTACAAAGTTATTTAAGCTACCAGCAGCTCTAACGCCTAAGTTAGGGCGTTGGTATATTAACTATACGCCACAGATTGTTCATATTAAAATTGACCAAGCAAATGAAGATCATTGTGGCTGCTGTTCTCTAAATGAGATTATTAACTCACACGTTAAGACAGTAGAGGATAGTTATTTGGAACCATTTGTAATGTAAAAATAAAAATATTTAATCATACAAAAACAAATAAATATTTTTCATTATCACCCTAAGTAGGGCTCGAACCTACAACCTCCCGCTGGGTACCACAGACACATGTGTCTGTACTAATGCACCCACTTGTGGGTGCTGTACACTATCCAATTGTGTTATTAGGGTTTGAATGAACTACTTCCTAATAGTTCATTATAGGAGCGGATATGGGCTTTAAGTTGGTGCAAGAAAAATTGAAAATACGAGCTATTAGAAAGTGCGGTGGATACTTGACTAGAATATAGTAAGTATCTGTTCAAGCAAAATTTTCAAGCCACTGTGGAGCGTCCTACTGAACAGAATGGGAGCTAAACCGACAAAGATTGTTGTAACGCGTGAGCAGTTGCTCTATGTGCAGAACCTCGCTGCGCTTCTAAAAGCAGTGCGCGAGTATCCCTATGTAAACAAACGAACAACGCTCTTCTTTGACGCAGCCGATGCTTTTATGGCTGCACTAAAGGAGAAGCGCAGTGAAGCAGATGTGCGCTATTGTGCCAAGATGGTGGATATCTGCTTTAGGAAATGGCAGCATGCAGCATTTGGAGTGGCTATTATACCAGCACGCTACCACATGACGCAGACTATGGAGTACGCTTGGCCAGCTGTGCCTACAGCTAGCCCAACCTAGCGTTGCAGCTTTTAGCTGCGACTGTACGCTTGGCCAGCTGTGCCTACAGCTAGACCAACCTAGCGTTGCAGCTTTTAGCCTAATCTAAATAACCTAAACTCCCTCTAAAATCTACAATTAGAAATGAGCTTTGTTGAATTCAAAGGTGAACGCTACCCTGCATTCCAAGCACAAGGAAATGCATCACAATTTGCCATTCCATTTGCTAAGCACTTCTGTAATGGTGTCGGCATGGACATCGGTTTCTGTAAAGAAGAATGGAAGTTTCCTGGAGCGATTGGTGTAGATGAGAGTCTCAATGATGGGTACCATGCCATGAATCTTCCACACGATTCTGTAGACTATATTTTTTCTAGTCATTGCCTCGAGCATGTAGATGATTGGGTACAAACACTTGAGTATTGGCTCTCCAAGATTCGTTCTGGAGGAACACTCTTTCTCTACCTGCCCGATTTCTCACAGCTCTATTGGCGTCCTTGGCATAATCGTAAGCATCGCCATTGTTTTACACCTGCAATTCTGGAAGGGTTTCTACGTGATCATGGATGCAAGGATATTTTAGTGAGTGGTATTGATCTTAATAATAGTTTTACGATTGTTGCAACTGTTTCATAATTTATCGGCAATTTCTGCATATTTTTGTAAGATATCAGTTGTATCCATGTGTGGACGCTGTGTAAAGAATGAATAATGTGCACAGATTGGACCAGAAACAATTAAGTTTGGTTTATTTGCTTTTCTTGGATAAGTACATGCTAGCCATTCTTCTTCATCCATGCCTACTGAAGAAATATAACGATTAAAATAACTACCAAACCATGATATACAATTAATAGATACACGTTCAAATTCATAACATACCCATTTAGAGAATGAACTGCGCCATTTTGATATATCATTTTTTTCCAAGTCATTTAAAAATAATCTATGCAGATTTTCACAATATTTAGGATCTTTCCAGCCAATATTATCTAAACAGTTATATCCTGGCATAGTCCCTGATATTAAACCATTACGATGATGTATATATGATATAATTGCATTATTAATTATATTAGAATATACTAAGAAATAGGATGGGTTATCAATACGGGCTTGTTTCATTTCTTCAATAAAATTAGGAGCCAGATATACAACATCATCGTCGAGGCGTATATAAATTGTATCATCTCGTTTTGTATTTTGGAAAAAGCGGTAAATACTGCGTATACCGTCCACTTTCCATGTAGGTATAATTAATTGAATCCAATTATTTTCAGCTGCTAATTGTTTCATATAATCAATATCAGTTTGATTTGTGGTATTTACCCATAATTGCCAAGAGTCAAATGCAGATTTTTGAGCTTTTAGATATTTATATAAAATCTCTAAATACGGTTTACGACCGGCTGGCGTTACAATTTCGCAACGATACATTTTATATTATATATATATATTATAAAATGTATTTAACCGGGATAATTTATTAGACAATTGTATATAATAATATGTATACCGTTAATTTCCTAATTTAAGAAATGCGTTGCTTAAAATTGGATAACTATAGTATTAGTAATAAACATAGAGAATGGATTTTGATCGCGAGCTGCGTGTTTTTTTAGAAATAGAGCAAGGAATTGGAGCAATTACAGATGATATGGTACATTTTACAGATGCAGCAACAGAGGAGGAGATTCTTGCATTTTTAGAACAACCAGACGCTGCCAATGAACAAATGACTGTTATGGAATGGAAACAACAAGTCAAAAAGTTTCGTGATGCATATTTATATGCATGTTTTGCATATTATGCAACAAATGACAAATATCGTGCAACATATTCTGGAAAAGAATGCTTAAAAGGGTTAATAGAGTTATTTACAATGAAGCGACTCATTTATACACGTATGGAGCGACGCCTTGGGCAGATTCGTGAAGCATTAGCTGGAATGAAATAATGCGACTATGAAGCATTAGCTGGAATGAAATAATGCGACTATGAAGCATTAGCTGGAATGAAATAATGCGACTATGAAACGCTTGCTTAAATTTACTACATAATAAATAACTAATTGTAATGAATGTATGATAATCCATTACATTTAGTTCGCATTGTTGGACCTGCGCCAAATGTATTAGTAGAACATCAGCAACATCCTAGATTTATATTAACAATTAGGAAAGTATATTATAGACCTATAGGGATATATATTGGTATTTTCTTTGCAGGGCTCGGTGTTGTTGAATGTATTTATTATTTTTTTGATAATTCTTTTAAACTTTGGGAAATGGTTTTATATTTATATATATCAATATTATTTTCAGTAAGTCTACTTGCATGGTGTCTATATTATATATGCTGTAAGCGCACTGGGCACTTAGAAGATAATGAAACAACTACAGAAACAGTATAATTACTCCTAAAAGTTGATTTGATGTGTGCTATTAGGAGATGAGCACCAAGCCATTTACCAAGATGAATTCCTCCAGCCATGACCAAGCCAATGATGACCAGGATTGGACTCCTGTTGTAGTAAAGCGCCGCAAGCCGACAGCCACTGGTGCTGCAGATTATCAGTCGCAAAATCGTGGAGCAGGTTCTGCACATCTGCGCATTGTTGCAGATAGTGATGTTCCTCTACCTCCTCCTAAGCGCCTTTCAGCAGATAGCAAGACTCTCCTAATTCAGACTCGTCTTGCAAAGAAGATGACCCAAGAGCAGCTGAATAAAGCGTGCAACCTTCCTCCTGGTATTATTAATAAAATTGAGGCAGGTCATGCACAGCCATCAGGAGCACAGCTCAATATTATTGGTCGTACTCTTGGGGTTGTTCTGAAGTTCGCTTGAAAAGCGAACTAGAGTTGCGGAGCCTTGCTCTGCTCCTGAAGTTCGCCTAGTGGCAAACTAGAGTTGCAGAGCATTTGAAGTTCACTTAATATAATAGTAAATAACAACGCAAAAAATATTACAATAAATTTTATTTTTGTTCTAATATATAGTATATGGATAATTCTACATCTATAAAATTACATTTAGGGTGTGGTACAAAAATAATTGAAGGGTTCATAAATATTGATGTTCGTCTTTTACCAGGTGTTGATATTGTTTCATCAATTGAAAGCCTACCAATGTTTGAAGATAATAGTGTAGATTTAATATATTGCTGTCATGTTTTAGAACATTTTCCACGAAATAATGTACAACAAATATTACAAGAATGGTATCGTATATTAAAACCGACCGGCATATTGCGTATTTCTGTTCCAAATTTTGAAGCAGTTGTTACACATTATAATATACATAATAATTTACAAAAATTATTAGGACTATTATATGGAGGGCAAACATATAAAGAAAATTTTCATTATAACATTTGGGATTACAAAATAATGAAAACTCTTCTTGAGTCTATTGGATTTAATTCAATAAAATATTATGATTGGAGACTTACTGAACATGCAAATATTGATGATTTTTCACAAGCATATCTTCCACATATGGATAAAGAAAATGGTATATTAATGAGTTTAAATATTGAATGTATTAAACCATTCCATTAAATTATAAAACTATGTTGTTGTATATTAAGTATATTTAAAAATATTTAAAGCTGCTACTATTATAAATGCATTGTTTATTAACAGGAGCAGCTGGTTTTGTTGGTTCCAATTTGACAGATGCGCTACTTGCAGCTGGTCACACTGTAATTGGGGTTGATAATTTTTATACAGGTCGTCGTTGTAACATTGAGCATTTAGAAGGACATACGCGCTGGAGCTTCATTGAATGTGATATTTCCAAGCCTGATGCTGTAGAGAAGCTGGAAGCTGCGTGCGGCAAGCTTGATCGTATCTATCATTTAGCCAGTCCTGCCAGTCCTCCTCATTATCAGCGTGATATGGTTGCAACCCTCCTAACTGGCTCACATGGAACCTACAATATGCTTGCACTTGCGGAACGCACTGGTGCACGTTTCCTATATACATCCACATCTGAAATTTACGGAGATCCCGAAGTGCATCCTCAGCCTGAATCATATTGGGGAAATGTAAATACTCTTGGTCCTCGTTCTTGCTATGATGAAGGAAAACGTGTAGGTGAAGCATATTGCTATGCATTTGCAGCCCAGCGTGGTGTACAAGTACGCATTGCACGTATTTTTAATACATTTGGTCCACGAATGGATCCTGCAGATGGTCGCGTTGTCTCCAATTTCATCCTTGCAGGTCTTCGCGGTGAACCAATGAAAATATATGGGACTGGCAAGCAGACCCGTTCTTTTATGTATGTGGATGATTTAGTACGCGGGCTAGTTCTTCTCATGGAGAGTGATGCGCAGGCGATTCCAGTTAATTTAGGAAATCCTGGGGAGTTTACAATTGAAGACTGGGCAATGACTGTTGGTCTTGTTATTATGAAGGAGACTGAAGCGGCTGCGCCAGCCCTAATTGAATATTTAGAGGCGAGTGCAGATGATCCAAAGCAGCGTAAGCCGGTTATTGACCGTGCAGCAGAGCTATTAGGATGGAAGCCCGAGGTGGATGTTATGGAAGGTGTCAAGGCTACCATTGCATATTTCAAGTCCTATGTGTAAATGCATAGCATGTCTTGAGCCATGCATCATAGGTTAGATGGATAAATCCAGCAATTACAATACAACCAATGACCTTACCCTTCTTCTCTGGAGCCATTGTAGTGGCTGCACAGAAGCCGAGTGTTACAATGGAGAAGAGGAGAAAGAAGAATGTCTCAAAGAAGATGCCGTGGGTGTACATGTAGGGCTGTTCCCCTGCAGCCAATGTACTTGTGAAATAAGTATGGTACATTTTGAGGGAGAGGGTGAGGCTTGAAAGTGTAAGAATAGCGTGTAATTATTTATAAATAGTTACACACCATCTTCTAATTGCCATGGTTGTTTCAATTTTTTCCTCGTTCCGCTTTGCAAGTTTTTGCAAACCATTTCTTTGCAGTAGAGCTTGCAGCGCGAGCACGGCGAACTATATCTGCATCCGTTGTTTTTGCAGTCTTTCCACAGACGAGTAGAGAATGTACACGTGCATAGCCCCAGGCTTCCTCTGTAGCCCCTGGACGATGTCCTGTACGCCATGCTGCCATGCCGCGATTATAGGATTCGCGTAGGAATTTCTCAGGAACACCTGTAGCGGCTGCTTTGTCAGCTAAGGATTTTGCATTCGGAAATAGTGAGCGGAAGCGTTGTGTATAGGAACTGGATTTACGTATAATTGCAGGGTTTTTATCTGTTTTAAATCCAACATATGCTTTGGGATTTTTCCAATGAAGGGCTCCAAATTTCTTTATCTCTTTACGGCGAGTTTTAGCTGCTGTAGATGGCAAGCCCTTGTAATATTTTGGTGGCCAGCTGGGGTCATCTTTTTTAAGGTGTTGACGTTTTGTTTTCATAGCGGCTATTAGAAGGTTAGAAAATGGGCGGCGGTTGTGGAACTACAAATACATTTTATGCGAACCAGGTTGCTCCTGCTGTTATGAAGGAATTTGGGGCTGCGGCTACAACACAAGCAGGTGGCTGTGGCTGCATGGGAACAACTCTGCCAAAGATACAATTACCTAAAATTTTTAATAAATTAACACGTCGTCAACCAAAAAAACTATTAGGTGGATGTACGGGACAACCTACAATGCTACGTGCGCTTGGTATTATGGCAGGGGGGAAACGCACAGGAGGGAAATGCACAGGAGGGAAGCGTAAGCAAGTTACAAAGAAGCAACGTGGTGGTGTTTGTCCTTGTGCTCTTGGTCGGCTGCGAGGCGGCTACAAACCTACAAAGCGTGATCTAGCTGCACTTCGTAAATACAAAGCCGGCAAATCGATCGGATTTACAATGCGTTCATCTTTAAAAGCAAAAGGGCTTATACCGCGTGCAAATGGAACAAAACGTATAAGTAATAAATATAAATAAATACCCGGCTAAATGTGTTTAATTTTGTAGAAATCATTCATTCTATTATAAATATATATAAGAATGGCTGAATCAACTGAAAATACATTTGCTGATAAACCATCTGCAGTAGAATTACCCGATGAGGTTCGCAGATATAAATCATCTGGTCTTCCTCGTATATTTGCAAGCGGAGATATGCGTCTTATGAAATGTATTAACAATGGTAATAATACAGTCCATCCTATTCATTCCCAATACGAAGACATGGACGGTCTGAATTTTCTGGGGAATCTTACAAATATAAAGCAGCATATTCAATTTGTTAAATATATAACTGGAAAATGTGCAATTCCAAAGAAAATGCTGCATTTATTTTTAAAGGCATATGAAATTGATAAATATTTTAATGAAATGGATATAGCTGAATTTGATAGTCCTACAAAAGAAGCCTTTTTTAATTTAGAATTTTATTTTAATAAATGTGAAGCATATATATTCCAAATAACATCAATGCAAATTGCTGAAAAAGATGGTTTTCAAGTATTGTCATCAATTGAAGACGATGATATAAAACGTTATACACAAACTGAAGAAGATTTTGTAGAAGATATTAAAACTCTTATTAGCTTAATTCCTGCAGGTCGTAAAGTAATATTTATGAATGATATATATCCTGAATTAGTCGTAGAATCTGCGGAAACAATTCCAGAATTATATACTATAACAGCACTATTGAGAACTGCAACAGTAAATGCAGAATTTAATAAACACAGTGTTCGTTTTTTTGATTATAATAAATTACAAACAACCCCATTTTTCAAACAACTATTTGCGGAAAATAGTACTGAATTTAAACCAATGGGGCTTGGTTTTTCATTTATAATGCTTAATGAATATTTTATAAAACCTTAGCCAATAAGCTCTGCGCTAGATATATTATCATAGAATATCAATTACTATTAATAATCTATGATACCGCATTTACGGGTCATTCCCGACGAGGAAGAAGAGGAAGATGATACCAGAATTATACGTACACGTTCAGGTTATGAATTGCGGCAATTAGTGAGTGGACTAGAACGTAATATAAATTTAACAGGCACGGATGCAACAGGTAAAGCACTTCATTTTACAGCCGATCTTATTTCTAGCGGTGGAATGACAATTTGGCAACGTCTTATGTACGAAATTGCAGTAGATGGCATTGGTTTAGCATCTCCACGTATATTTCATTATTTACGAGGACGGTTTGCAGATTTAGATAAACAGGCTGCGTTGCAGATGTCAGAGGCGTTTTATACTGACCCAACGAATCAACGGAAAATTGGAGAAGCGGTCATTGTATTGCAGATGTGCCCTCGCAGACCGAAACTCAAAATACCTATAATTGGTATTGAAACACATCGTAATGATGATTGGCTCCGTTCTGCTATACAAGCCCCTGAAGCAGGAGCTGTAAAACGCGTATATAAACAAGCACATGACCAGCGTCAATTATATCATGCTGGAAATGAAATGCTACATTGTATTGGACGAGGAGAGCTTGGACGAGCACTTTTCTGGATGAAATGGATGTTAGAAGAAGATGCTATTGTTCGTAAAGAATACAAAGGACCTGGTTTATCAACACTTGATCGCGGACCTCCAGGTGGTAAAGGTAAAAATAATGTCGGCTTCTTTATTGCATTTATATTAGCAGAATGTTATAAAGAACTTGCTGGAAGAGGGCTTATACGAATGCATGAAGAAGTACAGACTATATTAGATTTATATAGAACTGCAGATACAAGACTGACAACACGACGACGAACAGAGTTACTATTTTTGCTTGTACAGATTTTAACAGAGGTTCCGCGATGGAGAGTTCCATCAGCCCCTACACTCATAAAAGATGCTAATGTATTGGCGCGAGCAGTTGATCAAGTTCCTACATTTTTTAAGGAAGTTCTTGCATATCCTGCATTGTCACGGGTTCTTCCTAAGACAGTTAGTAAAGCAAAACCGAAAAAGAGTGTTATTGCAAAAGGACAGGATATTAATAACCAGGATGCTGCATATGATGCGGCTATGAATGAGTTTTTTAATCGTATTTCATAGTATATCAGCTGCGAGCAGCTGATATATTATACAATAGTTCTAACTATAATAGTTAGCCGTATTTCATAGTTAGCCGTATTTCATAGAGACAGCAGGTTAAAGTTTTTTTACTACAAGCTATTAGAAGATGGTTCGTAGTAAAAATAAGCCAAAGAAAAATGCTGCTGCTGTGAGCCCTGCGGCTCTTCCTAGTGGAACAACAGAGGTTATTGTGGCAGCAGCAGCTGGTGCTCATGCTGCTGCAGCTGATGTCGCGTCTACATCTGCTGTTGCTGATGTTGCGTCTACATCTGCTACATTTATGCAGGCTCCAAATCCTACATTTGCTGAGCCAGATGCTACAAATCCGACAGATGCAGATCAGCCAGCTGCAGCCGAGGAGCCCAAGACAGATGAGCCCAAGACAGAGGAACCAAAGACAGATGAGCCCAAGGAAGAGCAGCCAGCAGATGTAGCCGCGCAGCTGCCAAAAGAAAATTTTATTAATCAGGCTCTAGCACCTCTTCCTGAAACAGGTAGTGGTATTTTTGCTTTTTTCCGCCGATTCTATAATTCCCTCGGTGGTGCGATTCATCGATAGAAAAAATTGAATCCAAACAAGCAACCAAGCTAAGGTGTAGACGCGATATATATCTATACAAGCCCTCATTGGTTACCTGCTACGCTCAACACAGTTTACCATATAATTTAAATGTCCGCACTTTTAGAGAAACTTCTTGCAGCCAAGAAAGCCTATTTCACCGGTGGTGATTCAGGCTTTACTGATGAAGAATACGATCAACTTGAGGCGACTGTTCGTCGTGAATATGCAGACAATCCAGCAGTTCTTGCACAGATTGATGCAACTGGCTGGTCACAAGAGTCAGGTAAGCGCCTTCCTATTCTAATGCCCTCGCTCGCCAAGGGAAAGCCTGGTGAAGAGCTCCTTAAACGATTCCTCGCATCCTCTGGACCTATTATTGTGAGCGAGAAGCTGGATGGCATTTCAGCCCTCTGGGACGCACATGAGAGCCGCCTCTATAATCGCGGAGATGGTGTTAGCGGCACTGACCTAACTGCTTTTATCCCATATATTAGAGGTCTTCCTTCGGCGGCGGGCGCCGATCTACGCTTTATTCGTGGAGAAATTATGCTAGCAAAGGCGGATGCTGACCCTGAGACACCTTCTCGTTCACAGGTTAATGGTGCACTACATCGTGAAGCAGGAGAGGTAGATCTTCCTCTTCGGTTTGTGGCGTATCAGGTGTGTACTGCTGGGGCAAGCCCCAGCACTAGTATCCCTTCCAATGGAAGGGATTGTATCCCAGCGATGCCACGTCTTCAGCAGTTCCGTGCACTAACGAATGCAGGATATGAGGTTCCATGGAATAAAGCTATTACAAGTGTGTCAGAAGAAACGGAGCAGGAACTTGCTGCTCTTCTGCGTGAACGCAAAGGAGCATCTGATTACGATATTGACGGGCTTGTAATTGGGCGGGCTCTTGTAAAACCGTTGCCGATTGAACTACGAAATGGAGAAGCAGTTATTCCCAAAGATATGATTGCTTTTAAGATGCCGCTCTCAGAGCAGCAGGCGCGTACAACAATTAGGGATGTGGAGTGGAACTGCTCACGATTCAATGTGTATGCTCCACGCCTTGTAATTGAGCCTGTGCGTATTGGTGGAGCACTGATTACCTATATTACAGGTCATAATGCGAAGTTCATGCTGGAGAATGGTCTAGGTGTTGGTGCGGAAATTACGGTGCTTCGCTCTGGAGATGTCATTCCTATTGTATATCAGGTACACAAGAAAGCAGTTGTGAAGCTTCCCTCAGATGTATGGGATGCAACTCGTACAAATGTCCTTGCAACCGAAGCATCCGCTGAGCAGCGGGCGGCGCATTTAGAGAATGCACTGAAGGTGCTCGATGTAGAAGGTGCTGGACCGGCTGCAGCTGTTTCTCTTGTGGAAGCCGATATTACATCTATTGAAGAGATTCTTCATACACCTGCTGATGTGCTTGGGGGGATACTGGGACCTGGTAAGGGACCGCAGCTTCTATCACGACTGAAGGCTGCTATTCGCAAGGCGCCGATTCATACACTGATTTTGGCGAGCCAAGATGTTCCCAAAGGAACTGGTAATGCTAAATTACTAAAGATGATTCAGACATATCCTAATTGGAATAAATGGAATGTGCAGAGTAAGCCACCGGCGAATTGGAGTGCGACAACCTGGGAAGAGTTTTGTGACGCCTGGACTGAGATTGAAGAGGAGATTAAGGGCTGGAAGGAAGCGATTGGTGAAGACATGGCTGCTGTAGAAGCTACTGTAGCTATTACAGCCAAGAGTGCTGCAAAGAAGAGTGCGGCGGCTGGCGGCGGTGTTTGTATGACAGGATTCCGCGATAAGGCGTTAGCGGCTGCATCAGAGGCTGCAGGGTATACTGCGGATGATAATGTTAAGAAGACAACTAAGTTCCTGATTATTCCTGATGATGAAGATCCAGAGACAGTTAGTACAGGGAAGGCTGTGAAAGCACGAGAGAATGGTGCACGTATTATGCGTGCTTCCGAGTGGAAAAAGTATCTACAAGATAAGTAGTTATATGCCTAACGCTGCTGACCTTTTAGAAAAATCAAAAAAGGAACATGCAGAAAGAAAAGCTGCACAGGAAAAAGAAGCTGCTGAAAAAGCGGCTGCAGCGGCAACAGCGGCTGCAAATGCAAAAGCAGCTGCAAATGCTGCTTTTAAAAAACCATCTGCAATTCAAATAGCAGAGCAACAGCAAATACGTAAAAAGAAAATGCAAGAAATTGCAAAACAAACGGCTGCTAAAGCAGCAGATTTAGATACAGCAGCTTTGCAACAGACAATTAAGACAAAAAATGCAGAAATTTCTGCAAAAAGGGCACTAAATATTGCATCGGCATCTTCTCCTGCACCTTCTGCTCCTCCTGCAAATGCTTCTGCACCTGCACCTGCTCCTGCTAAAACAAATAATGCACCAAAAACAAATCAAGCAGCAACCAATACAACAGTTGCTGCTGTAGTTGGAACAACTCTTTTTTCATCCACTCCTATGAGCGGTGGTGATGCACTTAAAATAATTCTTATTATTTTATCTGTAGGTATTGTTATTTATTTTATTATAAAATCTCGTATTATCCAAAATGCATATAATAAGATATCATCTGTACCAAGTGATTCAAACAACGCATCTATTAGGAAGGATGAATTGACTGAGTTATCTCCACAGGCAGATGAAATGGCGCAGCAACGAGTGGGAGTATTTGAGGGGTTCAAGGCTCGTTTAGATAAATTTGTAAATGGCGGTGCAAAGGAGGGATTTCTAACTGCCTCAGATCTTCCAACTCTGCCTACCATGCCATCTGCGATTACCAATGTTGTAAGCAGTCTGCCAACTCTGCCAAAACTCCCTGTTCTTCCATCGACTGCTCCATCTGCGTCTGCGGCTCCATCTACATCAAATACAATGCGCGTTGTAGATTCCGAACAAGCCCTTGTAAATTATTCTGTCCTCGGTTGCCGTTGTGCAGGATATCTTGGTCCTAAAATGAACGGTGTCTTTAGCGAAGAAGATGCTATACAACTAGCTATTAAGATGGGTTGCCGCCTCTTTATTTTTGATATTGATTATTTAGACCGAGCCCCATCTACTCCTGTATTAGTATGTCGTGATGCAAATGGGAATCTACTGAGCAATAATGTAGGAAGTATTGCAAAGACTGCTGCATCGATAGCTGCTTTTACGAAGAAGCAGCGTCTTGCATCTACCGACCCAATCATAATTGTACTCTCAGTTCGCAGACTGCCGAACAAATCTGCGACTTCTAAGGAAAGTATTGCATATATGCAAGAGATTGCAGCGCAGCTTGTTCCTATTCAGCAATACCTGATGCGTTCTGCGCCTCAAGGCGATGTTCAACAGCAGCGATTAGAGGAGGTGTTATTTAAACTTCCTATAAAAACATTTGAGAATCAGATATTGTTATTGACTAATTTAGATACTCGTGGGTTCCGACAATTAGATATTGAGGTTGCACCTGCTCGTAATTTAGATATATTGGTGCATGCGCGAGTATATACTAATGAGAACTCTGCGCTCTTTTATTATTCTTTGCCAGCCAAATCTGCAACAGCAGCTGCACTTGTGCAGACACAGGAGTATTATGAGAACATTCCACCTGGAAATTATGAGTCAGAGGCGGACAAGACTCGTAATACATGGTCGATGTCTATGACTGCGGAGCTAGAGGGTGTTCCAGATGCAGCGGTATTAGATGTGTTAGTGAATCAATTAGGAGTGCAGGGTATTGTGATTGATCCATTTGCGGATGGTGCAAAGGAGAGTGCAGTATATACACCCGAGTTCTTTGCTCGTCGTAGTTATATACCCAAGCCGGCTGAGATTGCATATAAGGAGCCGGCGGTTGTAACAATTGCTCCACCAGACAAGAGATTAGATGCAAATGGTGGGATGCTTGTAAGCCCTACAACAAATTAACGGTAGGATAACTATGGTATTGTGCTTGCTTTTAGAAGGATTAATAAACTCTCCTAAAAGTAAGAAAGCCGCTTCCGATGAGTCTATTAGAGAAGCAGAAGGAAATATTAGCGGCTGCTGCAAAGGAGGCGGGGCACAAGATAGATTATGATAATGCACATCGTGAGGACATATTAATTGCAATAGAGGTGGTGGAAGAATTTCTACGTCGCAAGCATCGTATATGTTATGGTGGGCAGGCGATGAATATGCATTTACCGAGGGAGCATAAATTTTATGATCCAGAAACATCGCTGCCCGATTATGATTTTTTGACGCCTGATAGCAAAAGTGATATTGATTTACTTATTAAAATGTTGAAAAAGGAAGGTTTCAGTGAAATAAGTGCTCGCCAAGGTATGCATGAAGGTACTACAAAAATATATGTGAATTTTATTGCAGTCGCTGATATAACGGAAATCAATTCACTTTTTTACCAGATTATCATGAAACGGGCTATTACGATAGATGGTATAACATATATGGATGCTGATACACTTCGTATGATGATGTATTTAGAGCTAAGTCGTCCACGCGGAGAAGTAGGACGGTGGGAGAAGGTATTTGAACGACTTCTTCTTTTAAATTTATATGTAAAGCCGCGCCTTTGTAAGGGAATTAAAGGAAAGCGCCTTTCGCGAAGCGATTCAAAGGCGATTCCTGGGGCTCTTCGTCACAAGATTCTTAATTTTTGTATGGAGGAGCTGCGTATATTAGCAGGTGCTGATATATTTGAATTCTATAAGCGTCGTTTGCATAAGCCGCTTCATATAACATGGATATTTAAAGCATATGGTCCCGTTGTTTTATATAGTCCAACTCCTGAGGAGGATATTGAAAAACTCCATACGCGTACAACTGGTGCACTGGTATTTAAGAAATACACTGCAGAAGCGGAATTTTTCCCCTTAATTTATATAGGTTATTCGAATGGCGCACCAGCTGTTGCTATTATACAGGAGACGGCTTGTCATGCGTATAATACATTAGCGCTGAAGGATGGTCGTACAATACGAATTGCATCGTTAGATACGCTCATTACATTATATTTGAGTTTCTTGTTTCGTTCATCGCTACAAGATTTATTTGTGAAGCCAATAGGATGTATGATAGAACAGATGATATATTTGCAGAATTCATATAGGAAAGATCCGAATAGTCCGTTTCCATTTATATCAATAGAATGTTCGGGTCATCAGAAATCGTTTGCAAGTTTATTACGAGAGAAGATAGCTCGTATAAGGAAGATGAAAGATAAGACGCGCAAAGCCGCGAAGTCAGCTTCATCTGCCTCAAAGTCAGCTTCATCTAAGCGACTGGCGTTCGCAGACGCCGCAAAGTCAGTTAGGAAGAGGAAGACAGTTAAGAGCCACTCTCGCTCTGCGCATCGCAGCACCACGGCAACTAAAAAGGGAGATTAAGGGAGCCACTGCCGTTGGCTGACGGCAACTAAAAAGGGAGCCACTGCCGTTGGCTGACGGCAACTAAAAAGGGAGCCACTGCCGTTGGCTGACGGCAACTAAAAAGGGAGCCACTGCCGTTGGCTGACGGCAACTAAAAAGGGAG